CAGAGTTAGGTGGTTGCCGTCGTAAGGTGTGGTACCGACTCAATGATCAACCAGAGACTAATGACAATGAGATGAAACTTGCTGCCATTATGGGTACTGCTATCCACGCAGCTATTGAAGAAGCGCTATCTGATAACAAAGATGTACTCATCGAAACAGAAGTTGAATATAATGGAATGAAAGCACACGTTGACTGCTTTGTTCCTGGTACTGGCGATGTTATTGACTGGAAGACAAGTAAGGTAAAGAACCTTTCATACTTCCCATCAACACAGCAACGCTGGCAAGTACAGACTTATGGATATCTATTGGCTAAGAATGGCCACAATGTAAAGCGTGTCTCGCTTGTCGCTATTGCACGTGATGGTGATGAGCGAGATATTAAAGTTCATACGGAAGACTATAACGAAGCAATGGCACTAGAGGCACTGAGCTGGCTAGAGGCTATCAAGGCATCAGATATAGCACCAGAGCCAGAGCGTGAAGAAAACTACTGTCAGCATTACTGCAAGTTCTATGACGCAAGTGGGCAGTTAGGATGCGTCGGTCTAAAAAAAGAACGTATCGCAACTGAAGAGGTGTTAATCCAAGATAAGGATGCCTCAACTAATGCGATGAAATATCTACAAATAGATGAGAAGATCAAAGAGTTGACAAAAGAGAAAGACTCACTAAAGTCTGCTCTTGAAGGAATCGCTGGGGTCACAGAGACAGGTATCCAAGTTCGTTGGAACAAGGTAGCTGGGGCAACATCAGTAGACAAAGATGAAGTACTTGCTAAACTTGGTTTCGTACCAACGAAGCAAGGTGCAGATTCATTACGGTTAACAATCAAACAATCTGGAGGAAAGTAAATGGCTGCAAACGAAAACACAAAGTTCCAAGTAAACTTTAAGACAAACAATGGAACGCTTATCAATCTTTATGCAACTGATGTAAAAGAATTAGAGGCAGGTCTTACTGATCTAGCAATGGTGTCATCTCTTATTAAGTCCACCGATGCTGAACTCAACGGTGGTAAAGCATCAGCACCCACTGTTGAATCAATAGCGAAGTCACTTAATGCAACACCTGTTGCAGCCCCTGCTGTTGTTGAAGGTCAAGCACCAAGCTGTAAGCACGGTGTAATGAGTTTCCGTACAGGTACTTCTGCTCGTGGCCCTTGGAAGGGCTGGATGTGTGCTGCGCCAAAGGGTGCAACAGATAAGTGCTCAACTATCTGGGCTTAACAAATGCGGGAACCGCACGAGTTTGAGGTTCCTTTATGTGCTCAAATAGGTGGCGATCTTTTCTTTCCTGAATATGAAACTGAAGGTAAATTAGCTCGCATCGATATCGAAGCAGCAAAATCAATCTGTCGTAACTGTCAACACGTTACCGAGTGTGCAGAGTGGGGTATCCGCAAGGAACTACACGGCATATGGGGTGGACTGGCGGCTAGTGACCGACGCAAAATTCGTAGGCTACGAAACATAAATTTAGAACAGGACAAGAGTGCTTAAACTTTCCCGTGCTTGGAGTGGGGTAACTACTAAGGCTACGCCACTACCTGACGTGTGGAAAAATCTTGTCAAGCAATCTATTAAGTTTCGTCGTGGCCAAGTATGTATGGTAGCTGCAGCACCTAACGCTGGTAAGTCAATGTTCGCATTGATATATGCCATCAAAGCACAGGTGCCAACGCTGTTCTTCTCCGCCGATACAGACACTGCGACAGTAATGATTCGTGCTGCTGCACACCTATCGGGCCATAGCCAGTTGGCTGTGGAACAGAACATAGATAAGAAATCCAACTATTATTCAGAACACTTAGCTAAGACATCACACATTCAATGGGTCTTTGACTCCAGTCCGTCTCTTGATGATATTGAGATGGAGATAAAGGCGTACTTTGAATTGTATGGAGTAGCACCTCAGTTGATTATCATAGATAACCTAATGAATGTATCTGCTGAGACAGACAATGAGTGGGCAGGCCTACGTGCGATTATGATGGAGTTCCACGATATGGCACGTAAGACAGAGGCTTGCGTCTTAGTACTTCATCACGTATCAGAGCAATCAGAGTATGGTTCTCCTATGATGCCACCACCTAGACGTGCTATCCACGGCAAGGTAAGTCAGTTACCAGCGTTGATACTTACACTGGGTTATGATCCGTCGCAAGGTATATTGCGTATCGCATCAGTCAAGAACCGATTTGGTCCACACTATGCAGATGCTTCTCAGTGGGCATCATTGTTTGTTAACTTTGGCGCTTGTCAAATAGGCGATGATGATGCACAAGGTAGAGCGTATCTTCGTTCCGATCCAGAAAGTATGTATGGTGTTGTCTAATGGCTAACAAGAATGGACGTAAGGGTTCTCAGTTTGAGACAGATGTTATGAAATGGCTACGTAACGCGGGAGCTATGGCAGAACGTTTGACCAAGGCTGGGGCAAAGGATGAAGGGGATATGGTTGTTATCATATCGGGGGAAACTTTCATCTTAGAACTCAAGAACAGGCAGACCCTTTCCCTGCCTGAGTTCTGGAGAGAAGCACAGGTTGAGGCGCTTAACTACGCAAAGGCTAGAGGTCTTGGGGAAGTTCCTCTCTCTTATGTTGTAGTTAAGCGTCGCAACGCACCAATAGAACAAGCCTGGGTCATTCAGGATCTAAAGCAATGGTTAAAGGAGAAGCAATAATGCCTTCAATCATTAAGCCGTTAACAAAGATTAAGAAATCCAAGTTTAAGAAGAAGTATCTAACCTCTAACAAACGTTGGGGTGAAGTAATAACTACATATAAGGAGAATAAAATGCCAGTTCCAGAGGGTGAAATCACGACAACAGATATCTTAGTACCAGAAGTAGAAGAAGTAGAAGAAGAAACGATACCTTGGGAAGAAGTTAAAAAAGATTTGGGGATTGACAATGGTTTGTCAGAACTGTCGTAAGGCTGGAGAAGAGAACGGGCTTGCTCATTACAAGCGAGCTACTCATTGGCACGACAAGTGTGATTCTAAGGGGTGCGTATGCCAGCACAAGACTGGTCCAGGGATAATAAAGCGTCCAAACGAAAGAACTCCGTTGATGCAACTTCAATCCCCATAGGAATTATTGTTTCCTATTATGGTGGAGAAGTAAGAGAAGGAAAGTCAGCAGCGGTTCGTTGCTGTATACATACAGATAGCAGACGTAGTGCTGTAATGAATACGTATGACAACCTGTACTTCTGCCATACCTGCGGTAAGGGTGGCAGTTCAGTAGATGTTGTTATGCACATAGAGAATTTGGAGTTTAAGGATGCCCTCAATCGTGCAATCGAAATCACTGCTGGAAGCGGCCAATCATTACAGTCAGGCAATAAACGAAGAGGCTCTAAACTATCTCGAAGGACGTGGAATATCTGATGCCGTTGCTCAACAGTTTTCGTTGGGTGTTGTAACAGATCCAATCAATGGCCACGAAATGCACAGGGGTTGGCTCTCGATACCATACATCACAGCTAGTGGACTATGCGTAGGCTTTAAGTTCAGACGATTAGATGAAGGCAAACCCAAGTATGGGTCTCCACTGGGTCAGAAGGCACACCTGTATAACGTAGGTGATATCACTATTGATAGTTCTTTTGTTGCAGTATGTGAAGGTGAGTTAGATACCATCATCTTGTCTGGTCTAGTGGGCATACCAGCAGTAGGTGTACCTGGAGTTCAGTCTTGGAAGCCACACTTTCCTAAGCTCTTTACGGGCTATGACAACATCTTTGTTATCGGTGACAATGACATCAAGGAAGATGGCACTAACCCAGGAGCTGAGTTCTCTAAGCGTGTCGCACAAGAGATTACAAATAGCACAATAGTAACATTACCCCCATCAATGGATATCAATGACTTCTATCTGGCCAATGGCGCAGATGCAACGAAGGCTTTGTTACTAGGACAGAAGGATGAGTAGAGACGAATGGCTACAAATGGCACAGATTTTGCAGCATATGGGCTTCCAGATCCTAGAGATCAATATGGAAACCGAGACTTTGTTAGTCCGTCCTATA